GTCGCTGGGTGCCCATATTCGCCGCTCCTGGGAATCGGCAAAAGTCGCGAAGCAAGAGGTTGAGTATCGCTTGCTCGATTGCCTGCGCCGCCGGAAAGGGGAGTATTCTCCAGATAAGCTAGCGGCTATCCGTAAGGAGGGCGGCGCCGAAATTTACATGATGATTACCGCTACCAAGTGCCGTGCTGCCGGTGCCTGGATACGGGACATCATGATGCCCGCTAATGAGCAGCCCTGGGGATTGCAGCCAACGCCGGTCGCCGATGTGCCTGACGAATATGTGATGCCGGTGTTTCAGCAGCTCCAGCAGCAGGCGATGCAGGCACAGCAAGAAGGCCAGCAAGTGGATATGGCCGCGCTGATTGAGCAGGCCCGCGAGCAAGTGCGGCAATTGGCTCAGGAAAAGGCCGAGGAAGCCGCAGAGCGCCACGAAGACACCATCGCTGACCAGTTAGCGGAAGGCGGCTGGAGTGAGGCGTTTGAGCAGTTTGTGGATGACTTCGTTACCTACCCAACAGGGTTTGTTCGCGCACCGATCCTGCGCCGTGTGCCCACATTGGAATGGCTAGAAGGTTGGCAACCGGTTAAAACCACCACGATACGCCCAGAGTTTGAGCGGGTATCACCGTTCGATATGTATCCAAGTCCTGATGCTACCAGCATTGATGATGGGGCTTTTATTATCGAGCGGGCACGTTTTACCCGCATGCAGTTAAACCAGTTGATTGGCGTGCCGTCCTTCAACGAAGAGGCGATTCGCCGTGTGTTGGAGCAATACGGCCAAGGTGGCTTGCGCGATTGGCTTTGGACGGATGGCGAGCGTGCCGAATTGGAAGGGCGTGGCCATGAATGGTTGACCCATGGCGAGACCATCGACGGCTTGATTTATTCTGGCGGAGCCCAGGGCGTCACGCTGTTGCAGTGGGGTATTAACCCCGACGAGATCGAAGACCCGCTGGCGGAATACGAGATTGAAGCCATCTTGATTGGTCAGCATGTTATTCGGGTGCGTATCAATCGCGACCCGCTAGAGCGCCGCCCCTATCACAAAGCAAGTTATCAGCCAGTGCCGGGGAGTTTCTGGGGGCAGGCGATCCCCGAGCTAATGGCCGACATTCAAGATGTGTGTAATGCCACGGCGCGAAGCCTGGTGAACAACTTGGCAATTTCCTCAGGCCCACAAGTTGAAGTCTACGAGGAGCGCCTACAGCCCAACGAAGACCCGACCAATATTTACCCTTGGAAGATTTGGCGTACTAAAGACGGCAACGTCACCGGCAACAACGCCGCCGTGCGGTTCTTCCAGCCTTCAAGCAATGCCGCCGAGCTGCTGAGTGTTTACGACGCCTTTGAAAAGCGCGCCGATGACGCCACCAATATTCCCCGCTACACCTATGGCAACGAAAACGTAGGCGGTGCAGGCAATACGGCCAGCGGGCTATCGATGCTGATGGAGTCGGCCAACAAGGGTATTAAAGATGCGATCCGTCATATCGACCGTGGTGTGATGCGGCGTGTGATCGAGGCGCTATGGCTCTACAACATGCAGTACAGCGATGATCCAAGCATTAAAGGTGATTGCAACGTCGTGGCACGAGGCAGCTCTGCGATGCTGATTCGCGAACAGACAAACATGCTCCGCCAGCAATTCCTGCAGCTCACCGCTAACGATATAGACATGGGCATTGTAGGTATGGAAGGGCGCCGCAAGCTTCTGGATAGCGCGGCGGAGAAGCTGGATATGCCTGGACTGATCCCCACTCAAGAGCAAATGGAACAGAACCTGGCCCAGCAGCAACAGGCGCAGCAGGCTCAACTGGAAGCCCAGCAGCAGCTTGAGCAGGCCAAAGCCCAAGCAGAGGTGGCCGTTAAGCAGGCCCAGGCCCAGAAATACGGCGCTGATGCAGCTGAAACCCAAGTGGATACCCAGATAGCACAGCAGATGGCACCACTGGATGCCCAGCATCTGCTAGCCGAAATTGCCAAACTCATCGCTGAAACACAGAGAGCCCAGCATGACAGAACTACAGTGGAAAGCCCTATCGCGAATCCACAACAGTCAGGACGGCCAAGGCCTGTTGGCAATGCTCAAGTCCCAGCGCGAGGATTGTCGAACCTCCCTGGAACAATGCCGCGATACGCTGGAACTGGCCCGTAAGCAGGGCGAGGCAATCGCCCTGGCAGGCTTAATCGAAAAGCTGGAAACGGCGCGAGAGGTAGTCGATACACGCTATACAAAATAGCCGGGCAGCGCCCGGCCTCACAAACAAGCCGCTTCCATCGAGGCGGTTTTTTTGTGGGCAACGCTCAACACTGCAGGTTGAACCCGTTACCCGAATCGTGAACCCCGGCACTTGCCGGCTCACAGGCACGCCGAGAGGCGTCATAGGAGTTGAAATGTCATTACCCCAGTCCGTTCAGGCACAAGCTGCCGCTGCCGCCAAGCACTTTGAACGTCCGTCAGAGAATCCCGAGGTTGAGCTAGAAGATAAAACCCCGACTCCTGGCAGCGAGCAAAACCCGCAAGACGACACAAGGCAGGCTGATACGGCCCAACCCGAAGAAACGCAATCCGCAGAGCCGCCGAAAGACGAACCCAAGCCTGAAACTCAAGATGCGCTGTATTGGCAGCATCGCTTTCAGGTGCTGCAAGGTAAGTACAACGGTGAGATGCCCGCGCTGCGTCAGGAGATTGAGCAGCTAAACCAGCAGATCGCTGATAAAGACCGGCGTATTCAGGCGCTAGAGCAACAAGGCCCCGCGCCGGATAACAGCGGTATCAGTGACGACCAGCTCGCCCACTTCAAACAGGAGTTTGGCGAAGACCTGGTGACGTTCATTGAGCGCATGACGAAACAGAAGGCCGCGTCGCCAGAGGCAGGTAACACCAAAGAGTTGCAAGAGCGCTTGGAGCGTATCGAAGCTGAAAAGCAAGAAGATACCGAAGCGCGCTTTTGGGTGAGCCTGGAGCAAGCGGTACCTAATTTCCGTCAGATCAATAGTGATCCTGCGTTCCTGCAGTTTCTTAGCAAGTTTGATCCCCAAACAGGTAAGCAGTATCAGCAAGCGCTGAGTGAGGCGCAGCAGTCCCTGAGCGCGAAGGGGGTGGCAGACATCTTCAAGCTCTATCTGAGTCAGGCGACGCAAAAAACGCCGGAAAAGCGCACGGTACCCGATGAGCAGGTAGAGCCTCGCACCACGAAAGCAGCCCCAACGCCGAGTTCTCAAGGCGGGAAGCTGTGGACGGGCGACGAGATTTCCCAGTTCTATCGTGACAAAACCGCTGGCCGCTATTCGGCGGAGGAAGCGCAACGCCTGGAAGCCGACATTTTCGCCGCCCAAAAAGAAGGCCGGGTTCGTTAACCCGGCGGGCGGTTCCGATTCCTCGCCGTGAGGCGATAAGAGGTTATTCCAATGGCAGGCCCAGTACGCGACGCAAGTCATCCCGACTATTCCAGTACCTCCAGCCCGGGTTTTATCCCGCAGGTCTGGTCGGGAAAAATGATCGAGAAGTTATATACGCGAACCTGCTTCGCTGAAATTTCCAACACTGACTATGAGGGAGAAATTAAAAGCCAGGGCGACACGGTGATGATCCGCACCACGCCCTCTATCACCATCCGCGACTATGAAATTGGTGGCGGTCTCAATTACGAGAAGCCTACCAGCGACAAAGTCGAGCTGCACATCGATAAGGCGAAGTACTTTGCCTTTGAAGTGAACGACGTTGATGAGTACCAGGCGGACATCAAGTTGATGGATAACTGGTCTGACGACGCTGGCCAGCAGATGAAAATCGCCATCGACAAGGTGATCCTTGGCGATGTGTTTGCCGATGCAGCGGCCGAAAACGCCGGTTCTGAAGCGGGCCGCGAGTCTGGCAGTTACAACATGGGCGAGGCCGGGGCCCCGGTAGGTGTCTCTAAAACCAACATCCTCGATACCATCGTGGATTGTGGTTCGGTACTTGATGAACAGAACGTGCCCGAAGATCAGCGTTGGATTGTGTTGCCAGCGTGGATGAACGGCATGCTCAAAAAGTCTGACCTGCGCGATGCGAGTGCGATGGGAGACAGTAAATCTGTGTTCCGTAATGGGAAGGTCGGCATGCTCGATCGCTTCGACGTGTATGTGAGCAACAACATGTCGAAAGTTACCGATGCCAGTACTTCCCGCCAAGCCACGAACGTGATCTTCGGCCACAAGAAAGCGCTCACCTTCGCGTCACAGATGACCAAGATGGAGAACTTACCTAACCCGACTGACTTCGGTCAGTTGGTGCGGGGGCTCAACGTCTTCGGCTATGAGGTCATTGACCCCAACGCCATGGGCCACCTGTACGCCGAGCGCGCTGCCTAAGCGCCCAATATCGCCACCCTCCGGGGTGGCGTTTTACTTACCGTGAGGTAACACGCGATGAGCAAGACACTGATTGAACAGATTGAAGATGCCGTGACCAAGGATGACTTGGAGCCCTTGGCTGGAAAGCTGGCCGTTGAGATCAATAAGCGCCAAGGCGTTGAAACGATTCGCGCCGAGCTGATTGAAGCGGCTGAAGCGCTGGCAGAGCAGGGCGTCACATCCTCGGAAGAGCTAGACCCAGATGCTGGCGGATATGACCTTGAGAATGTACCAGCCCCTGAAAAGCCCAAATACCAGGGCCGGATGCTCCAGCACATGAAGAACGGCCGCACTTTCCCCTGGACGGCAGCGTTGGCGAAAAGCCGTAACATGAAGGAGGTGTAAGCATGGCCGTCACGACTGTAGGCACCGTCATTCGCAATACTAAGCTGGTGTTGCAGGAAGTGACGGCCGCTGGTACCCGCTGGACAAACGAAGAGCTGATTGGCTGGCTGAATGAGTTCTATCAAGCGGCCGTGCAGATTAAGCCGGATGCCTACTCAATGAACGCAGAGATGACGCTAGCCGCGGGCACGCGTCAGCAAATACCCTCCGATGGGCTTCGTCTCATTGATGTGGTGCGCAATACCGTAGGCAGCCAAATGGCGGTCATGGTCACCACACGGCGGGCGCTGGATTCGACGCGACGCAGCTGGCACTCAGATACAGCGTCACAGCAAGTTGAACAGTATATGTTCGATGACCTGGATCCGACGCACTTTTATGTTTACCCACCAGCGGCTAACGGCGCCAAGCTGGAGATTATCTATTCGGCAGTGCCAACGCCCCATAACGTAGCGTCTGGGCTCAACGGCATTCAAAACGAAGCGTTTAAGCTCAACGATGCCTATGTGCCGGTGGCCACGGATTACATTCTCTATCGCGCCTACAGCGAGGATGCTGAGCACGCTGCGAACCTCCATCGCGCCCAAATGCATATGCAAGCCTACATGGCGGCATTGGGTCAGAAAGTGCAGACGGATCAGCACACTTCGCCTAACACACCTGATAGCTCATCTAATCCGCCGCGGGCAAGACAATGAGCAGTGATGATCTAGTTCAAGACGTCATAACGGTTATACCAGGAGCGCCGTTAATGACGATCCGCGAAGCCATTCAGTGGGCAGCGCGGGAATTCTGCACCAAAGCCGATGCGTGGGTAACCGACGAGCAGCCGATTATCTATGGTGCCGACTCTGACTATCCCATGATTGTGGCACCGCAGGGCGAGCCACTGCGCATAGTCTCGCTAACCTTAAATGGGCGTGAGGTCGTGCAGGGGGAAGGTTTTGAGCAACGCTCTCCCACTGATATTCGCTTTGACCAAAAACCTAGCGAAAGCGCGGTTAGTGGTCGTTTGGCGTGCCGACCAAAGCGAGGCGATATGCCGCCCAGCGAGGTCACTAACCTATGGTCAGAGCCCATTGCCTATGGCGCTTGCTGGCGTTTGTTAATGATGCCGCAACCCTGGCAAAACCCAGAGTTAGCCCACTACTACGAACGGCGCTTCTTGGCGGGTATTACCGACGCTAAGCAGCAATCCCGACTCGGCCGTGCCCGAGGTGGCGCACGCGTTAAAGCGCGGCGCTTTATCTAAACCCACTCCCCACTTGCCGAGAGGTAACACCCATGGGAGCTATGTCGAACTATCTGGAACAACGCATGATCAATGCCACGCTGCGAGGTGATAACTTCACCGCGCCCGCCGTGGCTGACCTTCACTTAGCGTTGTTTACCGCTGATCCTACCGATGAAAACCAAACCTCACGCGAGGTTGACGAGGATTGGTACACACGCAAACAAACGGGCAGCTGGACAAGCCCGGCGTTGGATGCCGAAGGGCGCACACGGACGAACAATGCCGCGAGCGTGACCTTTGATGCCGTGCAAGATGATGACCCCGCGCACACCATCACCATTACCCATATCGGTATCTATGACTCACTTAATGCGGGCAATCTTCTGTATCACGAAGCGCTCACCACGCCTAAAACGTTGGAAGTCGGTGATGTGATTAGCTTCGCTACCGGCGCGCTTATTCTGCGCCTGGATTAGGAGCCAAGGCATGTTTAACGGCTCGGCATTTAATTCAACCGCGTATAACAGCGGTGCCTCCCGCGTTCGCGTTTTAATGGCGTCGGCGATTCTATCGGCATCGATGTCGTCGGTCGCCGAGCCGTTACATGCGCACGCTGGTGTTGCGGAAGGTAATGGCAGCTCTGCAATGGGGGTCGGCGGTCGCCTAGCTATTAGGGCCAGCGCTGACGGTGCGACCACATCCTCGATTGAGGGGTTGTCATGGGCTAAACGAGCGGCGGGGATTGTTAGCGACCCAACCGCTTATCTGTTTGCCGACAGGCCCCAAGACTTAGCCAGCGCAACTCTCAGGAGTGAGGCTTGGCTACTGCCCGAGGAAACGGTATTCCGCTTCGGTGATATTGAGGGTGAGGTAACGACCGCCTTTAGCGTCAACGAAGTCGTTCACCGCTTTTTCTCAGATATTTATGCTGACTCTGAGCTAACCGCATGGGGTGTGGTGACACGCTACGGGCATTCAGATGTGCGGGTTGATGCCGTACTGGATGCGATGGCCACGCGTATACAGCGGGCATCGGCAACGGGTGAGATTGTCGCCACCGCTGATATGGATGGCGATATTTATGCCGGCGGAATTACTGACTTCTACCTCAGCAGTGAGTTGTTTGCTGAAGCACACGTTAACGGCATTCAGCCTGGCTACACGGTATTAAGTGTTAGTGCCGATGCACAGAGCGATGGTGACCGCTTAGCGGGTGCGTTTACTGATGCGACGGTATTGGCGCACCTTGAAGCTGAGCCTATTCCTGGCCGTGGTGCTGATGTAAACGACGGCATTGTATTGACTTCGCTGAAGGCTGTTTGGTGGACGTACACCCACGAAACGGCAGATATAGGCGCTAACGCCCAGATAATGGCATTGCCTACCAAGACACATGCAGCGCAAGCCGACATAACGATCAATGCTGAAGGTGAAGCGATATGGACAATTATCGTTGAGCCTAGAGAGCGCATCGTTGCCAGCACGGCACGCCTTGAAGCAACGCCCTGGCGCATTCGGCGAGCGTATTCTGATGGCGGAGTCGTGGGTACCTTTGAAGAGGACGGCCGCGTCGCGCTTCGCGGTACTGCGGTACTGGATATTCAGGCCACGATTGAAGTAGGCGGCAGGCTTGCCCAGCGCGGTGATACTGAATCTAGCGTCACTGCTGACTTGTATGCCGAACCCTTGCGGGTCGTACACTGTGCCGCCGACATGAGCGCGGTCGCGTCAGTAATTCGCTCACGTCTCAGCGTCAATATCACCCATCCCGCCCCTGATTATCGTCAAATGATCGTTCCCTTTGATGGTCGAGTGATGCGCATTTCCTATGAAAATCGAACCATGGTAGTGAGCTAATGGCGATATTAGGCACTTTCACAATGCAGCCCGCTGACGAGTGGGATTACGACCTCGACTACAACGACTGGATGCGAGATACGCCGTCTGATGGCCTTTCCGAAACGGTAGCCCCCACTGTTGAGGTGACCCCGCCAGGGCTGGTGGTTGAATCGGTTACCCGAGACTACGACAACCGGCGCGTGAAGGTCTGGCTCTCAGGCGGGGAGGATAGCGAGCGTTACAAAGTCGAGGTGACCACGCGGACACGCGAGGGGCGTGTTCGCCAAGATGAGTTTTTCGTCATCGTGAGGAATTTCTAATGGCTGAAATTTACGCCAACAACGTACGTGGCAAGCTCGCAGAGCCCGTTCTCGCGGCAGACACTCGCCTCACTCTTCAGCCTGGCCATAACTTCATCGATCCAGGTAGCCACTGGTACCGGGCAACGCTTTTCCGCTGGGAGTTTACCAGCGAGGGTATTCGTGAGTTTGATCATGAGGTGGTGAAGGTCACAGCCCTGGCAGGGGACTCGCTGACTGTCGAGCGTGAACTTGAAGGAACAGCTCATGCCTACGATCCAGACACGCCCATCGAGCTACGCATGACTGCCGGGACGGCAAGCGATATTGAGGCTCGGGCAGGGCAGGCGGCAAACTCTGCTGTTGAAGAGCATGAAGGCAAGGCTGACCCGCACACGCAATATATCAAGCAGTCTGTGGGGGACGTACGTTACGCCTCTCACTATGAGTCAGGGTTTACGCTCAAATCCGCCTCAGCGATTGGGTATTCAAGCGCCTCGCCCTCTGGGCGGTTTGCTCACCTGCGCGGTGGCTCAGAGGAGGCGGGGGTGACCTTCGTTCAAGCTATGGCAGCAGCGGCGTTGCTAGGCGTTCGCCTGCCCACCGTGGAGGAGATAGAAGCGGAGATTGTTAAGGGGAGCGGTAACGGTTTCGATGCCACTCAATGCTGGACATGTACGCCTGTTCCAGGACAGCCAGGGTATGTCTATACGGTGCGCGGTGATGGTGCGGCCGGTACCCGAGAAGTAACTCCCACCGATGATACAGCAACCGCTGACTGCCGATTTGTTGCCAACGTTGATGTGCCTGATATTGATGCCGCCAAGCTAGGCGGGGTCGACGCCTCTAAATACGTCACCGAACTGTTCGGCAGAACGTTAGAGTTGACGAGGAGTACGATTCCTCTCTCTTTCTCACCCGATGGCCTGCAAGTCGCTTTTGCTGAAGCTGCCACGGGATATGGGTTGCGGTTTAGAACCAGGGTTAATCATACATCTGGGATAGCCACCACGTTTACGCTATCGAACGCCGCGGAGGGGGGCATTAGTTGGAGTGGGGCTGCTAGTGGTGATGGCAGCGGGATAGCCAATGTAAATGCTGTAAAGCTGCACGCAAGCGGGGTCGAACTCACCCCCGATGGATCTGGGTTAGATGTTCGAACGCTAGACAATGGTGGAATGTATATATTCCGTGCCCGTTCCTCTGGCGGCGCGACTCGATTTCAAGTATCACACGACGCCCCCATTCTTTCAGGAGGATCTAGCGGCTGGAAAATCAATAATAATGACGTTCTAGATAGTAGCAGCGGCTTAAATGCTAGCAATCTAAGTAGTGGCACTGTCCCCGCTGCACGAATCAACAGGACAGCAAGCAGATCAGATAACGCTACGGATAAATTTCTTGTTGCTCGGAGTATGGCTAATCACTGTAACAGCGGCGATCACGATGGGAGGTACTATACAAAATCGCAGGTTGATTCAGCTATTTCTAATAGCGTCGATGGGTACCATGCCGTAGGCAGCTACAGCCTGCTTATAGCGTTGGGTAACAATAAAATCACTAGAGACACGGTTGTTTCCGGCAGCGGCTTAGGCCGTGCAGGGCCTACTACTAACTTTGATAATGTAAATCCGCCTGGCTCCTGGCGATTAATGTCTAACACTCTCCCGTCATCTGGTGACCGAGCGCCCAGGGTCGGCCTGTTTCTGAGGATAGCTTAATGATTATACGTAACGCGGTTTATACAAAAAATGGCAATATCGACTGTGAAGTTAATCACCCTCAACATG